CGAGATGTAGAGAGGTCTCGTGGGCTCGGAGATGTGTATAAGAGACAGCTCAAACTGCAATATCAAAGTAAAAAAACAGCGTACCGCAGCCCCCTGCGATACGCTGTTCTCATATAAAATTACTTCTTAGTAGTCACACTCTTTGAAGCCGACCAAGCGCCATAATACTTAGTACCCTTTACAGTTGTGTACGAACGAACACGAACATAGTATTTCTTTTTGCCTGAAAGCTTTGAAATAGTGGTCTTGTCGGTCTTGTTGTTTGTTATGGTAACTTTCTTTGCACTTGTGAACTTTGAGTTGGTAGCGTACTGTATCTCGTATCCGGTAGCAGAACCTTTCTGCGCCCAATCCACAAAGAATGCCTTGCTCTTAGCCGTGAGCTTCTGTATCTCCTGCTTGGCAGGATTTATCTTGAATGTCTTTGTGATAGTGCCTGTGTAAGAGCCTTTTCCTGCGACTTTTACAGTGGCAGTACCTATATTCTTGTTGCATGAGTATGAAACTGTATAGTCAGTGCCTTTTTTCAGTGTTTTGCCATTGTATTTAACAGTAATGCTTTGCGTGATATTTTTGCCCGTGTATGACTTGTTTGAAATGCCAGAAATGGTAGCTTTCTTGAAGTTATTTTTGATACTGTAGGTCTTAGAAACTGAGCCTGTGTAATTGCCCTTGCCTGTGATAGTGACCTTTGCTGTGCCTACCTTGGTGTTGTTTGAATAGGAAACTGTGTAATCTGTACCATTCTTCAAAGTTTTGCCGTTTAGCTTGACCGTTACACCAGGCTTCTTTGCCTTGCCATCATAAGCGTAGGTCGAAGTAGAAAGTGTCACGCTTGCCTTTGAAATGCTAATTCTTGAAAGTGCAGGAATTTCAGCCGTTTCAAGAACTTTCTTGCAGACTGTACATTCCTTGTGCTTTGAGCCTTTAACTCCGATAGAAGCCGTTTTGTCGACTATCCAACCGCTTGATTTGTGACCTGTGGCATTTATCACTGTCTGAACCTTGATAACAGTATTGCAAACTGAGCAATGTGAGCCGTCTGTTTTGCCTGCGGTGGTGCAAGTAGCAGGGTAGCCCTTGTCGGTAACTGCAGTGTGACCCTTTGCAGGAAGCTTTTCTGTAACTGTCGCATTACACTTTGTGCAAGTCTTTATAGCAGTACCCTCTGATGTGCAGGTCGGCTTTTTTGTTACAACAGAATTTCCGTAGCTGTGACCTGTTGCTTTTGTTGTGCTATCCTTGTATGAAGTACCGCAAACAGAACACTTGTGGAGAGTGTAGCCGCCAGTAGTGCAAGTAGGTGCAACAACTGTGTCAGCATATTTGTGTGAAGTCTTTGGTATAGTTTCTGTAACTGTCGCATTGCACTTTGTGCAAGTCTTTATAGCAGTACCCTCTGATGTGCAGGTCGGCTGTTTTGTTACAACAGAATTTCCGTAGCTGTGACCTGTTGCTTTTGTTGTGTTGTCCTTGTATGAAGTACCGCAAACAGAACACTTGTGGAGAGTGTAGCCGTCAGCAGTGCAAGTAGGTGCAACAACTGTGGTTGTGTAGCTGTGGGAAAGCTTTGCAATTGTTTCTGTTACTGTTGCTCCGCACTTTGTGCAAGTCTTTGTTTTTGTACCCTCTGCTGTGCAGGTCGGCTGTTTTGTGATAACAGCACTGCCATATGTGTGGCTCGTGCATCCGCAGGTGAATTTGTATGTCTTTGCTACAGACGGATTGTATGTAGGATAAATTTTTACAGTGAGTGAACCGCCGTTTTTGAATGTGATACGTCTGATATCATTAGCATAGTTTTTAAGCTTATTTACACTTACCATACTGCGATCAGAAAATTCAACTGTGTAGTCTGTATCGTCATAAAGCCAGAAATCAATGCTGTCGCCCACACTGAACTGAGTTTTGCTCAATACGCTTGAAAAGGACGTATTCGAAAGGTCTGTGCGCCAATAAACAGTGGTAGAGGTAGGAACTGTGAACTTATTCACATAGCCGCAAGACTTGCAGGTCTGTGTTACAGTGCCGTCAGTTTTTGATGCGTACTTTGTTTCGTAGTCATGACCTGTTTTGACGTCAACCGTCTTTATATCGTCAAGATTTGAAAGGTTCAGGGAGTTGAAGGTCACGTTATTTTTATCGTAAACATACCAAACTGCTCTGCCGTTTTTGATAACAGGCTGGCAATCTGAAAGACTTCCCTCAAAGGTGTGTATACTGCCGTTTACTGTGCCGTCAGCGTTTAGCTTCACACAGCTTACCTTTGTATCTCTGGCCCACAATAGCAAAAAGCTGTTATTATTTATCTTCACAAGCTGTGGAGCAGAAGCTGAAGCTGTACCCTCTGCATAAGAAGTTATCTTATTGAGCTTGTTTGTGGAAAGGTCCTTTGAAACAGCGGAAACGTAGACGTTTCGTGTTTCTGACGTATTGATATAATCAAGGTCAACTGTACTCTGTGCCACGATATAGCTTGATGATGACACATCAAAGCCGCCTATAGCCGCACCTGTATAGTTATAGTGACCGGCGGTATATTCAGGGTATGTTACAACGTCGATATTGCTGACCTTATCAAAATAGCTTGGGAAGAATTTGCCTGTAGTAAAATCAGAATTATACTTCACCAGAACGGCAGAACGTGGATGAGCGTCACCATGGTCGAGGGCGACTATATGGTTGCCGTCGGTTTTTATAAACTGATTGAAGGAGTGGCTAACATAGCCATAATCAACGTTCATGACGCCGGTATATGAATCAGTGATAGTCATTGAAGGCATATCCACTTCAATGGTAACATTAGACTGATGATTATTGCCGTCGCTTGATTTATACATTTCGTGGCAGGTCCTCACAAGCAGGTGGTCACCGCTATGGGTCATTCTTGCCGAGCCTGCATCGAATGGAACTGTAGTGTTAGCTCCATACAGACCGCAGGACTTTATTTTGTTCCAATTCTTATCATACTTCGTGATACGGAAAACCTCGAGGGAGTCGTTTTGTTTCGGATTTTCCTGACCGCTAAGGACATAATAATTATTGCCGGAGTCATAGAAAGCACCAAAGATCGGCAGTTCATTGTCGATAAGCTTAGTGCTGAGCGGTTCAAAATCAGGGCTGTAATATTCCACAAGGAGCTTGCCCTCGATAGCGCCTGACTGGACACGCATATAATTGCCGTTGTCGCACACTGTCAGGTAAGATTTCACTGTGTCAGACCATTGCACATAGTCCTGAGCATTCACATTAGAGCCTGAATACGCAACACATTGCGCCACGGCAAAGGCACTGAACGATCCAGCAGACACAGCAGTAGAAACAGCCATTGCGCCAGACAGGACAATGCTCAACATTCTTTTCTTCATATTCATCAATTTCATCACCTCATACAAAAACTTTTAAACGAGAACACCTTTATATATATAATATCACAACGCAAGGCGTATGTCAATGAAAATAAGTTACAATGAGAATGATTTCAATAAATTCGTCAAACACCAAAGGTCAACGCAGTAAAAAAGAGCAAAGAGGATACAAAACAGAAAAAAACGCCTTGACAAGGTTTGATGGGTGTGATATAATATTACAGTGGTATTTCGAGGTGTGGCTCAGTTTGGTAGAGCGCTGCGTTCGGGACGCAGAGGCCGTGGGTTCAAGTCCCGTCACCTCGACCAGCACGAAACCGCTTGTTTACGTCAAATGGCGTAGATAGGCGGTTTTCTTTATATTCTAAAATGCTAAAATATGCGTAGAAATAATAAAATACCAGTCAAAATAATAAATATATGACACGAAATATGACACGGAATTTTGCACACACTGAAATTTTGCTCTGAAAAAAGGTCACAGCGCACCGAAAGCACCGCACATCAGGCGTGCGCACTTTCACGGCTACCATACCAACAACGGCTATCAGGTGAAGTGGCTGAATACGATTTTTGTCAATGCCGAACGTGATGATAACGATATCAGCACAGTTCACAAGGTTCTGCAATAGCACTTGTATTCGCAATAAAAAAAGCCGCCAGGGCAAACGCTCTGACGGCTAAATTTGTGCGAATTTTATGCGACTATTTCTGAATTTTTTGTCTTAATTTTTTGATGAATTTTTTTCCTGCAATGCCGTTCGGCCTGTATCCCCATGCTTTCAGCCTTGCGTTGATAGCACTGACAGTGCCCTTGCCGATGATTGCATTATCGTCCAGCTTTGTGCCGTCGAGTATCAGCAACTGCTTCAGGGCATATGATCCGTCTGTGCTTGCGCCTTTTTTATAGCCTTTCGTCTCCAGCGTAGGCGGATTGATAACGCTCTGATTTTTCGGACGGAGAACACCCAAGACGTGGTTATAGTTGTGATAGACACGTGTGCATGGGTCATTTCTGCCCAACCAGTTCTGATCGTAGCTGTAGAAATATTTTGTGTTACCTTCGCCTGTGGCTATTGCAACGTGACCATCTTCGCCGTTGAGAGATTTTCCCCATACCACGATGTCACCCTTTTTCGGCACGAAAGACGGTGTATTCGCAATTTTGGTAAAATATTTCTTTACAGGCTGGCTGTCGAAATTTGTGTAAATCATGTATGCGTGCAGCCCGATGAACATACCGCAGCCGACAACATCTCTGTTGTACTGATTAGCCAGGTCAAAACACTGTACACCGTACAACTTATCGAAATTAATGCCCTTGCCTTTGTACTTTTTTACAAATTCATCAAATGTCATTGCCATAATTAGTCCTCCTTATCTTTGAAAACTCCAAATTTTGCCACAATCTTGTTTATCCAGTGCGCCTGCGGATTGATTTCACCATAGTTTTCTAATATAGAAACTATTTCCATTGCAAAAATATACCCGAAAACAGCTAGTGCAGTTATCGTTCCTGCAATTCCTGCCAGTTCGCTATGCCCGTAGTAGTGGCCCAGCTGCTCGAAGCCTATCTCAGACCCGATAGCCACGCCCATGACGACTATTTCGGCTAACTTATTCAGACCGCCTTTGCGCATTTTTGACGAACGAACGTCACCCTTGCAATAGGCCTTTATCCAGCCTGTGGCAAAATCAGCCAGTGCAAGCCCTATCACGATCATCAGCATTATTATGTACTTCACTTCACTACCTCGCTTTCATACTTCTCCCCAGTGATTTTTTCATACTGCTCAGGGGTTATCTTGCCCCTGTCAGCAAAATCCTTAACCTGCTCAGCGGTGTACAGCCCTAAATCGTACAACCTCTTGACTTTCCTATACATTGTCCTTATCCTCCTCTATCAGGGTATCGGTCATCAGCGCAGTATATAGCACCTGTGCTTCTAGCTCGTCAACCTTCGTGGCTTTCTTCGGCTGAAAATCTTCGGTGGATAACCCTAGTTTTTCAGCCATTTTTCTCTGTAAATCCGTCATGTTGTACCTCCCACTTCTGATAGTTTCACGATATACTCTTCCTCTGACGGCACTGGTATTCTATAATCGTCATTACCACCTTTGAACGTGATTGAACCGCCTGCCTCAACATCAATGTTTCGCAGAAAGTCGTCTGGTATTAACGATGATATATCTGTTACTATAGGATTTGCTAACTCATAATACAGAATTACGCCTGACATTGCCTGTTTGAATGCGGTGGCGTCGGTGTAGGACGTATCGTTGACATATACATATCCGTCAACGTTTGCATTAGCTGTTATGCCTGTTATACTGGTTTTGCCCCACATAGCATTCTGCGTTTTTGTCGAATATTTTGGACATACAAAGTTTGGTGCAATGCCATAGCTTTTTGTCAATTTTTGTCCGTTTAACTCGTGTGTTTCAAATGACACAGATTCACCATTTTCCCACGTCAGCGTTCCTAAATCCACACTATCAACACATTGATAGTATTTCTTATTCTCATAATCCACCCAGTTCTTAGCCGTTCCTGCCGACCAGCCGTAGCCAGGCAGTGCCTTGATTGCTTCGGGGATAAGGTATTCGGTCTGATAGAATGGGGAATAATCGGTAGCAGCATCGCTCTCTTCCAACTGCACGTCATAAAACGCAGTCGCTAGACCGCATAGCGACACAAAATCAGTAGTTGCTGTAAAAGTAACTGTTTCCTGATATTCTGTGTTTGCTACCGTACCTACCACCTTTTTTATCAGCGAACTATCGTCTGCATATGCTGTGTTTTTTCCTTTTTGCAATGACCACCGCAATATACCTTGACTAGTTGAAATACTTTTTGTTTTTAATGACAGCGTATACTTATTGCCGACAATAGTCGGAATATTTAGGATAGTTGTCAATAATTGTTTCGTGTAAATAACGCCATTTTCAACCTTGCTTACATTCGTTCCATGATAGGTTTTGTCAGTATAATCAAACAAATTTTTCCCCTGCTCCACAACGCTCTCCGTCCCAGCACTGACTATTTCACCGTCAATGACCTCAGAATGACCGCCCACAGACTTCACTGACATCAGCTTTGCCCCCGTAGGAATAGTCTTCTGATATGCCGTTTCGCTGTCCGTTTCAAATTTGTGTGTCACACCATTGCCCATGTCATATAACGCATTCACCCTGCGTTGTAGTTCCTTATCCGTCAGCTTTACGTTAGCTATCTCTGCTGTATTCTTGGCAATCTGTGCAACTGCCGTAACATAATCTTCAGGCAAACTATCAGCTACAGACTGTGCTTTCTGGGCGGCAGCCTCAGCTGCTGTTCTATCCTCAGCAACCTTAGTGGCGTTTTCTGCCACTGTAGTTTTGTCGACTGTCACCTGTTCTGCCATTTCCTGCACCGCCTGTCTGTCTGCCGTAGTGCTGTCAGCGCAGGTCTTTGCGGTTTTAGCATAGCCTGCTGTTATGGTCTTGTCAGCTTCGGTCTGCTGTGCTGATGCAGATGCCTGCGCTGCGGATATCTTGGCGGCGTTCTGTGCAGTGACCGCCTCTGTGCGTGCGGTTTCTGCACCCTGCATGGCGGTTTCTGCTTGTGTTGCGGACGTTTCAGCAGATGTCTTTGCGGTTTCAGCACGGCTTGCCGCCTGCGTTGCCGTATCGGCTGATACTCCTGCGGTGGTAGCTGATTTCTCAGCGTTTTCAGCCGCTGTTGTCGCTGTTTCTGCAGCGGTGACGGCTGTCTGCATATCTGCGTGTGCCTGTCTTCCTATGGCGTCTATGCGGTCTAGTGCGTCAGTTGCCACACTTGGTGACGGTACTGCATTATCGCCTATAGCCGCACCTATTCTCAGGCGGAAAATTCGTGATTTCTTCACCAGCACATATTCATCACCTGACAGCTTCTTCGCCGCTATCTGGCAGCTGACTGTCTGCACTAAACGCAGTATATCTGCCGTAGGTGTCCACTGTCCGCCTGTGATATCGACCTCATACGTCACGCCATCGCCATAGTCGATAGTCAACACATAGCGGTCTGCGCCGTCTACTGTCAGCCCTTCGACCGACACAGGACGGGCGTTTGTTTCACCGACATAGCCCAATAGGGCTGTTGATGTCATTGCGTTGTAATTTTCGTCCAATCTGATTACCATTTCTGCACCCCCTATACGATTGCTATGTAGTCTATGCTATACGTTCCTGCAGGTACGTTGACAGTGGTTGCACCATTACTAGGACCCATACAGATTACTGCGAAATATGCGCCCTTGTATACCTGCACATGGGTGCAATAGTTCTGAAATGGACTAGGCGTGCCGATATCCCTCAGCGACACGCAAATTTGTTTCGGCACAAAATCCAAATTCAGCGGTATTTGCACACTTGAAGCTGCCTTTTTCAGTGTGTATTCAATCGTGCCGCTTTTGATTTTGTTTTGGTTTAAATCATTTACCGCCTGTTCCGTTGCTGTCAGTGCGTCAACCAACGCCTGACGAACGTCACGACCGTAAAATGCGTTTCGGACAGTTTCGATTGCTGTCGCCAAATCAATATTATTTGCCATTTTATCCCTCCTAGTCTAGTGTGTGGTTTTTTGTAGTGATACTGTTGCACATGATATCACCTGTTTTGCCGTAGCACTGTATTGCGGTTTTTTCGTTTTCGTTGTATAGATACATCGCCCTGTTATTGGTATCAACTGTAAATACTTTTTTGCCGCTGTCTGTGTACGTTGATATGTTACCGCTGTTTGTGTCTAGTGAAAATTTTAATTCGTTATTCCAGTAGCCCGACATAGCGCCAGCCTGCAGGACGATATGACCGCCGATCGTGCTGTTATCAATGCGTATCTCCAGCGGACTGACTTTCAGCGTCCACTCGTTGTGGGATAGCTGAATTGCACTGGTATTTTGGCTAGACGTTTGAATGCTAATGCTTCCGCCTGTGATAGTTGCTGATTTTGACGACAGCTTGTTAGCGACCACGTTTCCGTTCTCGTCCACCTTGAACGTTCCGCTGCCGTTGTTGATTTTCAATCCTGTCAGGGTCAGGGCGGTTATAAAACTAGCCACCAAATTTCCGTCAATAGTCCACGCATTTGTGTACGGTCCGTCTTTTGCAGAACCGCCGTCGGACGTTTTCCAAAAACCTAAACCATTTTTGTTCAGCTGAATGCAGGATTTACAAGTGTTTATGTCAGCCGTATCCATAATCAAAATGCGCTCTGGCTTTTCTGACGGGTCAAGAATAACATGACCGCCCTCTGCGCCAGTTATCAACTTTGTGGCATTTTCGATTTTGCTGTCTATCACCTGACGATTTCTGAATTCGCTATCATCAATAGCGGTCTGTAGGCTCTTGGTTTTGGCTGTCATAAATCCTGTCATGGTTTCGAATTTGTCACCGAATGTCAGCTCGGATTGTTCAGGATTGTCAAGATTTATAGTAATGCCGATTATGCGCAGATCTTCATCAATCCCCATAAGAGGGTTGACAACACGATACCAGCACCCTAGTTCAAACTGCTCAAAATTCATGTCAATTGTTGACAAATCGACCGCAGTTATTTTATACTGCTTTTTGGCTTTGTTCGCACTTTTTAGGAATGCCGTGGCTTTTGTTTTCAAAATTGACGCCTGCGTTACATCGTCCCACGTTTGTGTGCCACTGATTACGCCATACTTAGCGACCAAAGAACTGTCTTCAATATAGTTTTTACCGCCGTTTACGCTGCCAATCGTCAGCCTTTTCTCACTGTCGGTCTGCTTTGCACCCAACGGATATAGCCGTGTAATAACGCTCGTTTCGTCAATTTCACGGCTGATAGTTTTGAGATTTACCGCCAGTTCTATCTTTGTGTCAGTGCCGTGTCCGATATGCTCCAGATAGTCTATGTACACTTTGCCGTCTTGGTCTCTTAGCTGGATTTCACCGCCGAATTTTCCGACCAGTTGTTCAGATATAGCGTCCATAGTCGATACCCAATTGACAGAATATGTGTAATTATTTTCGCCCGTCACAGTGACCTGCCCGACCGATATGTGTTTATCATTGCCGACCTGTGCATTGTGTTTAGAAATGAATGACGCTAGCACTGTTGATATACCTACCATTTTGTATTCAACATATGGCTGAACACTGTCATATAGCCAACCCAAACGCCCCTCGCAGGTGACAGATTTACAAATCAGACCTTGCTCGTTCATGCTGTCAGGGCATTTCAACACACGTCCGATAAAAACGTCTTTGCCTGTGTTATCGTCCGTGACAGTGATCGACGTTGTCAGCGGTTTCAGTTTGTCATATCCTGCATTGTCGGGGTATATGGTAAACGTGAAACTGTCAACGGCATTGACAGCCTTGACGATTTTTCCGCCTGAAATGCGGTCAAGGTTATCACTATGTATCGTGGTTTTTTCAACGCCATTTGTGATAGTGACAGTGTGCATTATAACACCTCCTCATGCAGGCTCAGTGTGAGCGACCCGAAGCCATACGCTGACAAAGTGTTCAACCCCGGCTGTAAAATTAGTTCGTCCATATCGAATGGTTTTTCTGTTGGTCTGTATACCTTTTCGGAAATATCAACGCTGTTATTTTGAAAATGCGTGAATCCTACCTTGTCGGTATCATCAGCAGACCGCCTATATATCAGACGTGGCTTTATCGGTACGTCCGAATACAAATAGACTTTCAGGATTGCAGGAGGGGCATATCGTGTCTGCTTGACCGCCGTCAATGTCATATCTGTCAAATTCAGATAGTCATTTTCAAAACTGAAATTGTCAAAGCCCTTGTCTGAAAAATCGTCAGATATCTTATACGGCTGTGCTTTGAAAGTTGCCGTTACCTCAACATGATAACCTTTTTCACTTTCAGTACAACTAATTGCTCTTGCCTTATAGTGGTAAATTTCGGCATCGTCATATAAATCACATTCGCCAGCCGACAAAATCCAGTTTTCAAAATCTGCCACTGTTTTCCGCAGGGCGGTTTTCGGACAGTCCATAAATACGAATTTGTATGTCAGCGTTCGTGTATCATAGGTAGGTTTACCACCATTCTGATATGTAAAACATATGTCGCCATTGCGGTATGGTATAGTAGCCGATATATCCCTGATACTTGGCGGCGGTGTACTGCGTGATGTCAGTAGCGCCCCGAAATCGGTATAGGAATTTTTTCCGTTTATCGTTATACTAGACATTGTCCGCCGCCCTCCTTGCGTTCAGATTGATTTTTTCAGCCATAGCAACGTCCATGTATGGTGCTGTCACTGTGGCGAAACGTTTTCCATCGATGTTCATAACCACTGTCAAATCACCGCTCTTGCCGTGTTGTGTGGTGCTGTCAGCTTCGGTTGATATTTTGTCAGACGTTTTTCTTGCGGTCTGCCTGCCTATCATGACAGGATCCATTTCAGCCGATACACCTGCAACGCTGTCAACGATAGCCTGTGCCTCGTTCACTGGTTCGTCTGCTGTATCTTCCATGCCGACCGCAATACCTGACGGCAGATACTGACCGACCTTTTTCGCCATAACCCTTGAAGGGGAATGAATGTCGAAGAAATCGCAAAATCCGTCTATAATGGCACTGCTCACGTCTTTCACTACGTCCCAAATTCCACTGACGGCAGAAACCAAGCCGTTCAAAATGCCTTTGAGGATATTTGCGCCCAAGTCCAGCCAGTTCACATCTTCAAAACCCTTGATTATAGCACTGATTATATCAGGCAGTGCGTCTATGATAGCAGGTATAGCGTCAGGCAAACCCTGTGCTAATGCGACTATCAATTTCATACCAGCCTCGACTAGCGCAGGCAGATTATCTGTCAAAGCCTTTGTGATAATTGGTATCAACTCTATCACACTGTCTATCAGCTTAGGCGTACACTTGGTCAGACCTGTTATCAATCCTGTTAATAGCTGGAAACCACCCTCGATGATTGCAGGCAGATTTTCAATCAGCGTGTCAGTTATTTGTTTTATCAAACTAGGTAACATCGGCATCAACTGTTTGATAACATCATTTAGTCCGTCAATCAGACCTAAAAACAGTGTGATTGCGCCCTGCACCAGTTCAGGCACTAGCGTAGGGATAGTTGAAACCAACGCATTTATCAGCCCGAAAAAGCCGTTAAGCAGTGACGGCAGAATTGAATTGATTAGTGACGGCGCAGATTGTGCCAGCGATTGAATGATAGATGTTAAAACTGTGGTTGACGCTGTGATTAGTGTAGGTGCGTTTTCGGCAAGCGTTTCTGACGCAGAACTGAACAGCCCAGATATAACAATCGGAATTTGTTCGGTCAAGCCGTCAAGGCCGCCGCTGTCATATGCGTCTAGCAAACTAGAAACGCCGTCAAACAGTTGGGTAAAACCGCCCGACAATTTTTGAACAGCTGGCAACGATTTTGTCAGAAAATCTGCCGCCATTCCCTTTGCACCTGCCATAACAGGTGTGAACGCAGTTCCCAAAGACGCAAGGGCATCCTGCAATTCAAAACTTGCACGTTCATAGTCCAGCGTTGATTTATTTGCTGATTGGTATTCGTCATTGATTTCCGACAGACCCGAATTTGCCAGCCAGTCTAGGGCATACTGCTGACGTTCTGCTTCTGACGTGCAATTCTGCAGACCTGCATTAAAATCATCAACGCTATCGCCCATACGCCCGATAAGTTCTGAAAACTGACCTGTCGCAGCACCTGTGGCAAGAGTTTCCTGCAAGCTGTCCGAAAGGCTCTCAATTTTCAAGGTGTCAGGAAATTTTTCAACTGCTCCGCTGAGTGCATTTATAGCAGGCGTCATTTGTTCATCGCTGAAACCGACAGCCATAAGGTTTGATAACGCTTCAATGCTGGAATCGGATTCGCCTGTGATAGCCACCAAATCTTGCATTTTTGATTTCATAAAATCAAAATTGTTGCCGCTGGTTTCGGCGTTTGTTTTCAATTTGGTCATATCGCTGTTCCACTCACGGCTTGCTTCAACATTTGCCGCAAGCGCCGTTGTTACAGCTGCAAGACCAACACCTATGGTCTGCGTGTATTTTTTGAAACCGTCAGCCGCCTTGCCTATCATGGTCGTGTCTATTTTGCCCAGTGTTGCCGTGAACTTTACGGCTTTGCTTGCCGCACCGCCTATGGCAGAACCAACTTTTTCAACTTTTTTTATGACAGGCTCGACCTTGTCTTTGGCTTCTTTGAACGCTGTGCCGATAGCATTGACATTTTTCTTTTCATCTTTCAGGCTTGACAGCTTCGATTTTGTCGTTTCCAACTCTCGCTGAAATGCACGATACTGCCCAGCGTCTATCTCGCCCTTTTTATACTGTGCTGTGACCTGTGATTGTGCTTCTTTTAGCACGTCCAGTTTTGACTTGGTCTCTTTGATACTGTCTTTCAACAGGTCTTGCTTTTGCTTGACCAGTGTGACGTTGTTCGGGTCCAGCTTCAGGGCTTTATCGACCGCTTTCAGCTCGCTCTCCAGCTCACGGCTCTTTTTGTTCGTTTCTTTCAGTGCCTTGTCAAGACCTGTGGTGTCACCGCCTATCTTGATAGTAATGCCCTTAATGCTACTTTTTGCCACCTATCATTACCCCCTTTCCGAAATTTTTTCGCAAAGCCTGTCGGTCAGGCTTCGTCAAGGTCAATCTATATGCGTTATCTAGGTACTCCTGACCGCTCTCGCTCTGCCTGAGCCGTGCGATAAATGCGTCACGACGTATCAGCAGATAGTCATAGTAGTCCATATCGTCAACATCATATAGGGATATACCCATATAGTCCGCAACTAATTTTTCCCACGTTGAGGAAATCTCATATTTTTCCCCCTCTCTATCCTGCGGTGGATAGTAGGGGAGTGCTAGTTTTTTGAATTTTTGATTTCTAGCAGATAGTCGATATATGTGCGGTAGAACATCTGAATGTCATAGATGTCCCAATCAGCTAGTGTTTCAGCCGTTATTGGTATCTTTGCGATGTTGTGTGACATCAACCTTGCACACATTTCGATTGCTTCGTCCAGCTTGTTGCCGCCTAACTTTGCAGATATTTCCCCGAACGCTTCAATCTCACCCTTTGTGGGCGGCATAACAAATATCGTGGTATGCTTTTTGTCAGCCAGCTCAATGCGCAGGCTAGGTTTTTGCATTTTATTGAAATTCAACGTCTTTGGCATTTTATACACCTCCAAAAAAACAGCCCACTGAAAAATTCAGTAGGCTGTGTATTTGTGTTGCTTATGTGGCACTTATTGACTTGTCTTCTTCGATGTAGGTAATCAGCGTTCCCTCGCTGTCGCTTGGCAGTGCTTTGAACTCTGCGTCGATAACAGTTTCCTTGTCCTTTGTGAATGCCAGCTCGATACCGCTCTGGTTGTTGCCCACGATCATGACCCATATATCTCCGTCAGCTGCGTCAACGTGGTGGAAACACAAAACATACTTCTTACGACGTATATTCTTCAGACCACCGATTTTGACAGTTCTACGTTTCTTGCTGGTATCTTCTGTAACTCTTGCGGTATCGCAGAGAACGTCAAGCGTATTGCCGTTGAATACTACGATTCCAGTTTTCAGTGTAGCCTCTTCTTCGGTGGTGATTGTTTTCTGGTGCGTGCCGTCATCATCACTTGCCGTATAGGATGTCGGCTTATAAGACAGGGTTGCACCGCCCTGGATATAGCCCAAAACATTGGCTTTGGTGCAGATAGTATCAACATCAGGTATTGTTTCATCGTTGAAATCCTGATAGTAGATATAACCGCTTCCAAGAATGATATTGCTTGGGGCTTTCTTTGTTTCAGCCATTTTAATTCCTCCCTTTTAAATTTGTGATTTATGTACGAATAATTTTTCAACAGATTTTGGACGTTTGCTATTACCATTTAGCGTCCTTAAAATTTCTTTTTGCCAAACGCAAACAAAATCGTCAGGCGCTTGCAGTTCCGAAATAAACACTGTGTTTTTCTCGCTGATTTTTCGCATATATTCCCAAAATTCAGAACTGTCAAATTCGCCTGTTGAATAGCCTGTAACGCCAGCATATGGTGGGTCAGCGTATACTATAGATCCGTCAGGAATGTCAACACTGCGATAATCGGCACAGGTGAATTTTGCTGCTTTAAGGTTTTCAATATCTCGCATTATAGCATTCCTACCTTGCTTGGCATAGTTGTCACCCTTTTTGTTTCGGGCATAGCCGCCAAACCATTTCGCACCAAACGAACACCCAAAGCCCACAAAGCCAGTCAATGCCTTATCCTCGTCCTTATGCTCACGGATATATCTATACTGTTCTTCAGATATATTTTTGGGCAAATCATAGCCGTTTTGTAATGCCTGATACATAGCTATCAGATATGGGTGCAGGTCATTGCATATAACATTTTCAAAATGTGGTGCCAATTTCGTTTCGATTGCACAGCCGCCGCAGAACAAACTTACAAGCGTCTTAATATTTTCCTTTTTTTGTAAAATAAGTTCTGAGATAGGTTTTGCAATTTTGCATTTACCGCCTAAATATTGCATTGTTTCTTCCTTTACTTCAAGTAATTGGTAAATGAATATCTTATCTGATACTCCTTGCTGTCTTCTATCCAGCTTTCAGACTTTTCCAAATCAAAATCCGCAAACTGTTTTTCAACAGCCGTTTCTAAATTAACGTCGATTTTCCTAGTGTACAATTCAATGACTATCGTCTGCTCTCGCAGGCTTGCGGGGTGCATATCGTCTCCGCTGTCTATGGTGCTTTCACGATAGAACACGCAGTATGGCGTTTTCATTTCATCACGTGATGAATAGTATGCGACTTTGTCTTTCAGTTCGTCGATAGCCGTTAATCGTGAACGTATATCAGCCAATGTCAAATTCATTTCTTCAACCTCGTTTCTATCAGCTCAGGCAGTGTCTTTTGTGCATATTCTTCAACAGGTTTGATATGCACAAATGCCTTTACTCTGCCCTTGCCGCCTTTCTTTGCGTGACCGTGTTCCAGCAGATGTGTCAGGTAGTAGTATTTTTTGTTACGCACCACAACACGTTTGTTGCCCGACTTAGCGTATATTGTTTCAGCTTTCCAGCTTTCGGCATACTTGCCTGTGCGGCGTGGTGATGTGGTTTTCAGCTTTTCGACACACTGGTCTGCAACCTCGTCGATACAGCCGTCAACTATCTTTGCGGTTTCTTCGCTGTATTCTTTCAGGTCATCAGCGACCTGTTTCGCCAGTTTGCTGACACCAAATCCGACCGATTTCATCAGTTATCACCGCCAAAACGTTCAGCCGTCAGTTCAATGGCTGTTCCTGCAACATATGTGCGTATGATACGATATTCCCGACCGTTATAGAATAGCATATCTTCATCATCATAGTCATAGTAATCCGCCATTTTGATTTTTAGTGTTGGTTGAAACCCTGCCTGTGCGGCACTGTAAAATTCAGAACGTGAAATTGATGATACCTGGCAAAACACTTCTTTGGCATTTTCCCAATCAACGACCTTTTCTTGATTTCCTATTTCGTCTGAAACTATCTTCGCTTTGGCAATTTTTACAACATCATTAAACATTGTTAAATCCCCTCCGTGTAGTCCTCATTCAGACTTAGTGCGTCTCGCAGACGCTCGTAGTTCTTGCGGAAATCTTCGCCTTTGCCGTTGAAATCATACTGCCATTTGACATAGTTTTCGATAGCCTTTTTCAGAATTGCACTGCAATCATCAGCGTCAAAGGGAACGAACACGCCCACACGCTTTAAGTCTTCCATGCAGGCGTCAACGTTTGACATAATGTCGCTATCTAGCTTGTTATGCGATATCCTCAACGAATTTTTCAAACTTTCTAGCATTCGTTATGCCCCCTTTATCATCATGATTACTTGCTCTTTTTCGTGAGTGTCACAAGGCTGTTTTTGTCGACGACCTTGCCGTCTACCAGCATGATACCCTTTATAACCTGATCCTCAGTGTCATTATCCTCATATCTCTTGACTGTCATCTGGAGATTTGTGTTGAGGATATAGTCCTCAGGGCGGAACAGGAAAGCGACGATTGTGTCAGCCGATACAGCGTCGGTATAAGCGTCGATATCATCAGAGAACACAACAGGTCTGCCAAGAACTGATGGCTGCATATCGCCGTTAAGACCATAGTTGACCCTTGCGATAGGCTGTCCCTGAGTATCTGTCATTGCCTGGATAGTGCAGAATGTTGACCAGTTCATAAACCACTTAACGCCTGCTCTATAACCTGATGGAATTTTTGATATCATATTCCACAGGGTCTTGTATGTAATGCCGCTTGCCAGTGCAATGTCTACGTTCTGACCGCTGACAACAGTTTCCGTCAGAATACCCTTTGGTCTGGTTGTGCCATCACCCTTGATGATTGCTGTTTCGATAGCAGCGATCATTGCATTTGTCACCTGATTAACGAACACAGTTTCGAAGAAATCAAGAGATACTACCGAAACTTCAAGTGACATTGAAATTGGGCATCTGAGCTTGAAGTAACTGAAAGTGATTGAGCCTGTAGTCTTCTTCTGAGTGTCAGAGCTTGCGCCCTCAGCGACCCATGTTGCAACTGGCTTGGCGCTTGAAGTAGGAATTGTCACGCCACCCTTGATATTGGTTTTTGTGACAAGAGCATAGATCTGTCCGTGCTCCTCCAGCTTCTCAACGATTCTCTGCATGGTTGTGGACGGAATAACAGCCGCAACGTCAGTGGTCTTTGTGTTCTGCGCTTCGTTCGCAAACTTTGCAGGGATTGGTGTACCCTCGAGAACGTTGTGCATAAATGCAGTTCTGTACTCGATACTGTCATAAATGTTTGATGTGTGTGTGATCGCATTCTCGTTCATCTTGTTTTCATTCCTTTCGATGATATTTTTCATGGTGTCTGACGCATGGTCCTTTGTCATAGCGTTCAGATTTGCCTGTGTCTTCGCTGCTTTCTCAGCGTCATTCATCAGCTTTTCAGCTTCCTCAAAATTGCCCTCGTCGATAAGAGCCTGAGCCTTATCAAGCATTTCCTGCCTTGTCATTTTTATAACCCTCCTTTAGTTTGTCTAGCCTTGCCTGTGCTGTTATCTTTTTATCAGCACGCTCAGCCTTCATTCTTTCGATTACGTTTTGCGGTATGATATCGCAGTAAGCCGCCACCAGCTGTGACTTGACGTTCTTGCTTCCTGCAACTTCGTCTATCAATCCCAGCTCAACCGCCTCATCAGCCGTCAGCCATGTTTCCTTATCCATGATTTCCAGTGCCTTTTCCTTTGTCATGCCTGATTTGGTTATGTAGGCATTTGCAATGGTTTCATTGGCTTTTTGCAAAATCTCTGACATTTTGTCCATGTCATGGTAATCACCGCTTGTCGCCGATGATACGTTATGTACCATGATCTGTGCCGTCGGTGATATATCTGACTTGCCTGCACACGCTATCACACTTGCCGCACTTGCCGCAAGACCGACAACGTGTATTTTGACATCACCTGAATATTCACGGATTGCCGAATAGATTTCGGACGCCGCAAAAATATCACCACCGCCAGAATTGATGTAAACTTCCAACGGCTCGCCTTTTTCAGCCGCAGCAGTTATACCCTTTGAAACCTTTGCAGGAGAAGTGGCGTCAATGTCGAAAAGGTCATAGATCCACTGGTCATCATTCGGAATGATTGTACCTTTGACGTTAACTTTCATCGTTTTCACCTCCCTCATCGCTGTCTATCTTTGCCGTGTCTAGTCTGACATAGTACTGATCGCCCGAAGGAATGTCAGCCAGATTGAACACGCTTCGGATTTCGTTTGCGTTCATGATACCTCTGTCGAAAAACTGCACCAAATTCAACTTGGTTGACATTGACGCAGTGCTCAGATTGAACGCTTCAAAAACTATTTTGTTGCCATATCCTCTTTCGATACGGCTGAATAGTTTTCTTGTGAATTCGCCAGCCAGTTCCATTACTACTGGTTCTATCTCCGATTCGTAGTAGGCGTTGTATTGGTCTTCGGTGTAGCTTGACTGCACAATACTTGCATTTGTGTTAAACAGTGAATAGATTCTCTGCGTGGTTTTTTCCATAACCGATGAATTCGGTACATAGTCTTTGGCGTCAACTTGCTTTGCGTCCGCCTTGCTATCGACCGCCGCAACACCTGTGCCGTTCTGAACGCTCATGAACTGCTCGCTGAATTCTTGCGCCTGCTTCTTCAAATCCTCAGGGCGCAGGGAACTGGTGAACTTCAACAGCCAGCGGATAATTGACGAATTCTTGATAGCCTTGACAATACCCTGGTCTGTAGTTGTCACGATTTCCATTAATGGTGTCAGCGTTTCACTCAGCCGTTCTCCGAAGATATCGTCCTTATAAAAGTCACTACGCAGATGAATGATATCTGCATATGGGAACGTATATCTTTGCCCATTGAAAAATGTGAATTTCAAATACAAATCGTTACCGATATATACGCACTCTGCACTGTCCGCAGGAATAGGATATAGTTCAGTAGGATAGCCGTTGCCGTCACGGATAATCAGGATAAATGCATTGTTGTTCAAACACAACTGCGTTGCGACTTTTTCCAACATTTTTTGCATTGTCATGAACTCATTAGGTTCTTCCAGCAACATTCGCATATATGGTTCAGGGTTTATCTCGATATTGCCGTCGCCATTTCGGCTATATGATTTTCTGATATGCTTTGCGGTCAGCTTTCCGATAGCCTTGACTTTGGGGCGAATGCAGGCACGCACCAAATCCGACCGATAAACGTTGCCGTCCCAGCCATAGTAGCCGTTGCCGATTTCCGTCATCATCTTATATCGTGTCACTACCTGTGACCTGTTCTTAAAACGATTTATCAGACCCATTTTTTCACCCCTTTCTGTGCATGATTTTCAAAATTATTTCTTGTTCAATTCTGTTATAATAGCCTTTTCTCTCTCGCTTAGTTGCCATCGTTCTGCTCGCTCTCGTTCTGCTCGCTCTCGTTCTGCTCGCTCTCGTTCTGCTCGCTCTAAACGCATGGCGGCGTAATCCGAGATGAGGTATCCCGACCCGAATATTGCTTTTTTTTGCAAAAGTTGAGCATCAAGGGCACGAACACGAAGGCTTTCAGATTTTCTGATTTCAAAGTCAATGCCAGCCTTTGAAAGTCGATTGATTTCAGCCGCTGTTGCAACGCTTTTCGGGTATTCATACTTCGGCATTGTTTTAGTTTTCTCTTTTCTGCTAGCATCATTACAGCTTTTTAAAATCTTATAAAGGCGTGGGGCGGTGCGAACCCGAATGTCGCTATCATCAAGATTTGTTACAAACGACGTGCTAACGACTGCCCCATTTTCATATGTTACAGCTACACCAACCGGAATTGCTGTACAGTGTTCTGTCGCTCCTGAAAATAGAGTGAGAGCAGGTGCAAACAAAAAAAATTTTATGTTTCTTTCGATATAAAAGCGTAAAATCTTGCTGAGAATGCTGAATGGCGGATTATCAACTACGATCTTACCTGTATAGTCAAACGTTTCATAATCGCCACCGGGATAGAATGGTCTACAAAAAGCATCACGATTTATGCCATATTCTGTGCAGACCCAATCAGCCACGCCATCGTAAATCAGTGGCGGTGTGTAACAGTCATCAGTGGTTTTTTTGGGCTTAAATTTTTCAACGAATTGCTCGTATGTTTCACCTTTCATTTTGTTCCTTCCTTATATCAAACTTTCAAATTCTTCCTGCCGATTATAATAGACCACATATGCGTCTAGTAGTGCCGCAAGTCCGTCTATTCTCTGCGTTCGGTCAGATTTCTTACACGGCTGAATGTTGCCGTTGACGTCCGTCTTGACAGCCGTATTCAGAAAACACCATTTGTCAATCGGGTTGTTGTCATAAACGATGTTGTGTCGCTGAAATTCAGCTTTCAGATTCTTCATCGGGTCAGACAACGTGATAACGCCCTGGCGCACAGGTACTAAAACGCCCTTGCCGAACTCTTCTTCAAACGCTTTTATCAGCTCGTCCGAAACGTGCCAAGGGTCATAGCCGATAGCCAAAGGATAGATGTCTTCCTTATCTCTCAGTTCCAAAAACCAGTCTAGGATAACACGCTTGTTGACCTTGTTTCCCTCACACGTCCTCAGCAGACCTTGCGATTTCCACAGTTCATACGGCACACTATCTCGTCCACGTCTGTCGCCCTTTTCAGCGTCAGCGTCAAGAACGGCTTGTGGTATCCAGTACATAGATTTTACATACAGCCTATCATCATCAGGCTTTTTGCAGATAGCCTTTGCGGCATTCAGGTCTATATAATCAGCGGCATCAAAACCGCCAATGAAATATCTGAACGGATAGTCCACGACAGTTTCTTCATTGTTCAGCTCGTCCCATCTCAACCAGCCGCTTTCGGTATTCTGCGGAAGGTTGAAATCTTTGACCATAACCGTTGCTTTGAAGCTAGGGTCATCTTTGGCTTTCTGCACCATTTGGCGCAGATAGTCTATTGATTTTATCGTGCCCAGTCCAGGATTTGCTTTTATCCAACATTCTTCCTTATCCCATTCGTCGGGGCTATCCAGTTCGTTGATAAACGGCAGAAACCTTTTGTTGATTTCCGTCAGCCGTCCGTATAGCAGATTACTCGCATATTCGTATTGGGCGTCAAAGATACCACCACGGACAAAGCCGTTTGTGGTAATGCAAAATAAAATGGGTTGCTGTCTAGCACCCATTGCTTGTTTTATCAAATCATATAGATCTCGGTTCTTGATTGCCGCCAATTCGTCGATAACACCGCAGTGAACGTCCAATCCGTCAAGGCTGTTTGAGTTGCTTGCAAGGGCTTTTATAAATCCCATGTTCAATGGGAAATACAAATCGGCTGCACGTTTGCGAATATGCTTGCTCAGCAGCGGCGATTGTTTTATCATTTTGTAGCAGGCGTTGAAACCCAGTTTTGCCTGATCTAGCATTGTGGCGACGTTATATATCTGCGGTGAACCCTCTCCGTCATTGACTAGCATATCATTTTCGACCGCCGCAATTTCTGTTGTCTTACCGTTCTTTCGCCCTTCAATTATTAAACATTCGTTATACTGGCGTAGGTTGTTATCGTCAACAAAGCCGAATAATGCTTGCAGTCTCGCTTTTTGAAACAACTCTAGCTTCAACGGCTGACCTAGTTTTCCAGACGGCAGCTTACAGAATTTTTCTATAAAATCCGTGTGCCGTGTTGCAATAGCTTCGTCAAAATGAAATTCATCAGGGCTTGCAAATCTGTTCAGCAGCATTTCGGAAACCTTTTTCATTTTTTCACAAGCAACGATATTTCCGTCATAAATGCCAGTAAAATATTTTTCAAACTCCGTCAACGCTTTGCACCGCCCAGAAATTCCAACAGTTCGTCGCCCTCAGACTTCTGCAGGCTGTCGAGAATAATGTCTTCAACGGTCTTTGCCATTGCATTGTATTTTCCGATTAATGTCGCATACGCCTTGCTTGCAGGGTGCTCTGTCTTGACAGTAAAACCATTGCCGTTTGTCGCTTCGATGATTGCACCCTCTGCTTTTATTTTTTTCTGGTACTCACTCAGCAGATTCTCCATGTACTCCAGCTGATCTAGCAGCTTTATACCCAGCTCTCTCTTAGCCGGTTCACAACTATCCACAGCTTTTCGCAACTCGCTCAAATTCTTCTTGATTTTTGCCATTGTCAGATTACACCCCCTTATGCGATTTTATCGTGCGTAAAAAATGACCTTTGCCCCCCTCGGTATCTTAGGGAAAAATTCACTCAAAATTTGAGGGGGGCATAGGCATACCCGATGCGTCAAATTCACATTTTGTTAATTTTTTTTGGCGATTTTTGGTAGAAATGTCCCTCGAAATTATCATGACATTTTTTGCATACAAATTCGAGATTGGCATAGTTCAATGATACCTCAGGGTCACGAATGTTTGCTGGCGTCAGTAATGTTCGGTGATGAACGATATATCCAGCACGTTCATGACATTCTTCGCAAAGACCGCCGTCGATTAATATGCGTTTGTCAATGTAAGATTGGCGACACTTCTTCCATGCCGCTGAGCGGTAAAAAGAATATGCAAAGTCTTTCATAGTGCCGCCCTCCGAAAATGAAAAATGCCACACGTGGGACACATTGCTAAGAGGTGTGTGTGGCTGATTGGTATCGGCGTCAACATCATCGCAGTATCGACCGATATATCCGCCATAGCTAATGCCATAGCGGAATCAGGAGATCTAAAACAAAAGAAGTAAAAAACATGGAGCAGGTTAAGTGATGGCGCACCGCCCCTGCACATTGCCTGAGGGCTAGCCACTCAGGCGTAAAAATGGGGTTGGCTTTTATTGAGGAGATAACCAACTGACCTTTTCGCCCTATCGGGCTATTATACAGTATAGCAGATTGATAACTGCATTTCACTGCATTTCACTGCACTCTTTTGGAACAACAATATGTTTCAGGGCTTCACCATGAATTTTATAAATCGTGCGTTCTGAATAGTTCATATAGTCAGTGATCCCCATTATGTATTCACCGTTTTCTTTGTTGAATTTTCCCACCCAGCGTTGATAGAAAAGATACCGCCGTTCAAGAACCTCTCGCTGATCTGCGTCTGCTACCGCGTCAATAGATTGTTCGATTTGCAGACGTTTGTCAATCAGTATCAGCGCCAGTTCCTGCTGTCTGCGTTCGTATTCCGCTATGCGTTCAATGGTGCTTGACATCTTGTCACCATTGCAACTGCCATGACTAGCACCTGTATTTTCGTATGAAATACCAGCATATTCTAGTTGTGATCGCAGTTTTTTGACTTTGTTTTCGATGATTTTCACACGCCTCTCAATTTTATAGGCGTTCTGCAAATATTCTTTTGCTGTCATTTCAACCGCCTTTCTGCACCCTGTCAGTCATTTCCGTTGATATCAGTTCCGACAGGTCAATGCCGTATGTCTCTTTTAAATAGCTGGCGTTGTTATCGTTGTCAAATTCAGCTGTGTCCATGATGTCAAACGTGCTATTCACTGCGTCGATAAATGCACGCAGGCGTTTGCCTTTCCAGCCGTACCATTTATCCAGTGTCCATAAAACAGTCGCCATTATCTGTTCTGTGATATCCTGCATAATTTCGCCTTGCAGTTCGCTATATCTTTTCTGCATTTCCTTTGCGACCTCTTTCTTGATGTCGCTTTGTCTGACGATGTTCGTTCGTGCTTTCATGGCATTTCACCGGCTTTCGACAATTCAGGGGTGTCAAAAACATTTCCGATAATTTCGCACATATAAAAATCGCTAGGGCATATGTTTGACGTGTCACTTTCTCCGAAAAATCCAGCCTCAGGGTCAAATTTAATTTCAAAAATTTTTTTGTCAATATGTTTTGAAATATTTCTGTCGCACAGACAGAGATCCCCCTCAAAAATTTTGTTGCCATTCATGTCTGTCAGACCTGTGTACTGACCGACAGTTTCAGGGTCAATTTCGGCTGTATATAATGCACTTGCATAATCGGGAATGATATAGTCTTTTTCTTTTCCTATCCAACCATAGCGGCAGGGATAACCCTGAACCCATTCGCCATTGGCAATGCACTTTCCACGAAATAATATTTCACGCATTGTCTTCATCACTCCTTTTCTCCCACGCATAGCATTTGTTCTTTCTGTTCACTACGAGAAATTTGATCTTTGCGACATCACTTCGCTTTGCGCAAAAAGTATATAGTACCTTGTCATGCTGAGGGCCGAAGCCTATTGCGTGTTTGCAATTTGAACAGGTTTTATCCATTGCTGTCACCGTCCATTCTTGCTCCGCAAAGTGGACAATAAGTCGGGAACGTATCGCCGCATATTTCTTCTAAATTGCTTGCATAATATTCTGTTTTACATTCACTACATCTTGTACAGCCGTTTTCATACATTAATTCTGTGGCTTCCCACTTCCCGTGCCTTGCTTCCTGCACGTCTGCGGTAGGCTGTTCGTTGATTATATCAGCGATACTGCTGTTATCACCCAGAATGCCTGTTATGCCCTTTTCGTATATCGGCATACACGCCGCTGATAATTCGTTAATCAGATTGTCTGCGTCAATGTATCTTGCCATATGTTATACCTCCTAAAAAGTTACTGTCACATTCAGCACTGCCGCTGCTAACCAGTAGACAGCTTTTTTGTAGTCCTTTTGCACGACGTATATAATCGCCGCTCCCACGTCCAGCAAAATCAGCAGAAGTGGGAAAATGTATTCGGGTTTGATTTTAACCATGTTAATCCTCCTCGGTTCCCCATTGTTCAGCCATTGCTTGTGCTATGCCTGAAAATGTTTTGGATTTTGTCTTGCTGTCACGAAATGGCATTCCGCAATTTGTGCGTGCAGTACCGTCCGACTTTTTGCTACCGCCTGATACCCATGAACATATGGGTTTAACAACATTTGTCGGTGTCAATTTAGGCAGATTTTTCAGCCACAAACACGTTTTTTTGCTGTATGGGTGTCCATATTCATATGGCTGTATAGTCTGCGTATATTTCGGCAACCGATATACTCCAGACGGGATTGGATTTTCAACAGCTATTTTTTCAACAGGTGCATGAATAAATTTCAGGAAAAATTCTTTTGCGTCTTGTCCATTTTCAAATCTTTCAAGATCAATGTATCTTTTTTCATTAATTTTTTTGTACAGCCGTGCTGCCCCTGCGTTGCTAAGATATGTGCACGGTGGGTGAGCTATCAGCAAATCCCATTTGCCAATCGTGTGTGCCTGTCCGTCGCAAGTTGTGAAGTTTGCATTGCCGTTGATAACAGCCAGAACGTCGCCTAAGATATGCCATTCAGGGTGACCGCCTGAACACATCTGAATGTCGCAGCTGTACGCCTCGTGACCTTTCGCACGAAATGCCTTACAGACCTCTTGTGACTCTTCGCACGCTATTAATACCTTCATGCTATCCCTCCTCAATATCCAACAAGCTAAGCTGGTTATTTTTCATGTCAAATACTCTGTCACGCCATTCAACGCCGATATAGTCAAGAACTCTTCCCCAGCCGTACTTTGTGCCGTCAGCATCTTCACAACACTTGTTCATCCAGAAATCCCACTCTTTTTCATTTCTTTCACGAAGCCTGTCAAATCGGTGAGGACGCTGTTCCATATGTATGCCGAAACCGCACATTGAGCAGCCTGTACGCTGAGCCTTTGTTGTGCAAAGCTTTCCGTCAAAGTCACGTTTTATCTCGCCATAGATTGTAGGCACAGGCACATTCAGGTCAAGTGCAAGTTGTAGCAAGTCCTGCCTTGTAAATATGGCAAATGGTGCTGAACGTATCGTGCTTTTGCCAAAGTAATTGCAGCCGTTAAGCATTAGCGATTTTTCACGTCTGCCACCCTCACTTGCCATAAGTTCTAAGAACGGCACACTCTTGTGTTGCTTTGCCCAATCATCACACGGCTTTTCTTTCATCCAGAAACAGCATTGTGATGATACCTTAAACGGCGGTATCTTGTAGTCAACGCCCTCGTTTTCATTTTCGTAACCGCCAAACAGTTCAAGCCAGCGCTGAGAAAGCTGCATTCTTGTATGCTTGCGAAAACCGCCATACTCTCCCGTTTCACCCGTTATGATAGCGTGACGAACTGTCTTGTTCTTGTCCGTAGGGTGTGCAAGCAGTTCTATTTTTGCGGCTGTTTCTTTTGATAGTACAGGAAAACCATATTCCCGTATGATATCTATTTTTGACTTGTATGGGCTTAACTTTATCACACCAAGTTGCTCGTGTATCTGCTGAATAGATTTGTCTTCAAGACTAGATACCGATACACCTGGAACATAACTGAAACCACAGTAATCATGTATAAATTTCAAAAGCGTTATGCTGTCAAGTCCGCCTACCGATATGTGCGTATTCAGATTTCTTTTGTCACACTCACGAATGAACTCCCTTACTCTGACCTCAGCGTATTTGACCTTGAACTCATACGGCATTTTCTGCTTAGTTTGGAAAGCTGCTATCTTCTGTTTATTGTCTTTGGTACGCTCCTCATAGCTTTTCACTTTTATCCCTCCTCAAACTCAGGGCACTCAGTCACAGTATACGAATGCAACGTGCCTTTCTGCCCTTCGTAAACCCTATGACCGCGCGTCTTCCAACCGGCAACAGGTTGTCTGTCCATCGACCAGCTGCACCCTGTTATCTGTTCACCTGTCAGCTTGTCACTCTTTGGCACTGCGTGTTTGCAGTACCAACAAAGCGTCGTAGCAGCACTGCATTTCACAGCCTCTATCTTGTCCTTGAACACTTCGCAGATAGTGTGCTGATATCTTACTATCCTCGGACGAAATCCCTGTCTCACACCATACCTGCATAGCCCGTATTTTCCGTTCTTCCTGCCGCAGTTGTCAGATGATTTTTCAAAATATTTGCAGCTGGTGCAGAATTTGTTGTTACCCATGTTACTTGTCCTCCTCATATGGACCCAGCCCCGACAGCACATCAAACATATGCTTGATAAACTCTATCAGCTCTTCACGGCTTTTCTTTTCAAATTCTGCATAGGGTCTGATGAATTTTTCCATTTCACGCATAACACGTACGCTGTCATTGAATGCCGCTATCACGTTTTCATTAGGTTCGCTCTGCTTTATCTGCTTGTCTAGTTTCTGTGTCAATGCACTTTTGGCTTTCGCTGCCTGCTCTGCAGGAATGTTGTTCAGCGTAGCGGTTTTGTATAGATAGTACATAGCCAGCCAGTATATTTCATCAAAGATGTTGCTATCGTTCGGCAACTCTTCACCACGATATGCCAACTTGTCGATTTCTGACCTTTCCATGTTTTTCACTCCTTTTTTTTGATTTTAAAATGGCGGTAAATCTTCGCCTTTGGCCGTGTCAACATCTTTGAAACAGCCATAGATCCTGCCCCATTCTGTATTGTTACAGCCGATACGTTTACAAATCTGGCTGTAGGCGACCTTGATGTTGTCTGCCACGTTGCCTGTCAATCGGTTTTTTACAATGGTGATTTTACTTTGGAAATCGTCCTTGTCATCGTCGTTATTTTTGCTATATGTTAAAACCAAATCGACTCTATTTGTGATGTCGCCCGAACCGCTGACACTATCCGCATTCAGTTCAATGCCGTTTGCGGTTTTGCGTGGGTGTGCTATCAATATGATAGCAACGTTATATTTGACCGCTATGTATTTCACGGCATTTACAAAATCAGACTGCGCCCGATACAATTCTTTGCTGAGGTCAACGTCCAAGGCCGTCATGAGATTGTCAATCAATATCAGTTTGACATTAAATCTGCGGATAGCCGTTTCAATCGTACCCAGCAATGATATCTTGCCGTCACGTTTTGCATTATCGCCGTCAAGTTTGATTTCAGCCGTCACAGCCGTGTTATCAAATATGTACGCCCTATCATCATACCAGCGGTTGATTTTATCGACTACATCATCAGGTATGTCATAGGTTTCGTCGCCATATTCGTTGACCAAACGTATAACATTTTGTTTTCCTGCAATCTGCAAATCTAACCAGCGTTTGAAATGATAGTCAGGCAATTCACCCGAATAAACGAAAATCGAATACGGATTGCCGTCTAGGTCTGATTGGTCTAGTGCATTTGCAATTATCTGTGACGCCAGCGTTGATTTACCTTCGCCACGCTTGCCTGTGATAACCACCACCTGCCCCATATAGATACCGCCGATATATCGGTCAACATCGTATATGCCAGTTCTGATATGTTCCTGCTTATCCAGATTGACTGCCTTGACCTGTGATAGTTTCTTGACAGCCGTAACAGGTATTTCTTCAGCATTGTTCACGGCATCGCATATCGCTTTACAGCCGTATTTCTGTAGGATTGCGTTTGCGTCCTTTTCGCCCAAATAGTCTTGCGCCCTGACAACTTTCAGTTTCTTATGTGGAAATGACGTTGTAAACTGGTCAACCAGTGTTATGTGGCCGTGTTCATGGTCTCCGAAGATTACAATCTCGTCAAAGCTGTCCACAAAATCATAACAGAATGGCACCCATGTTTTATTGCTCTGACCGCCTGGCACAGATACTGCATTGTCTATCTGGCAATCTGCCACCGACAGACTATCTATCTGCCCCTCCGTGACTATCAGCCTATCATGCTTTTCCGTGCATCGGTTCATGCCGAACAATATCGGCTTTGTGTTTTTTTCAAACCATTCTTTTTGATTGTCTCTGCCTTTGACAAAATCTGTCTTGCGGTATTTGACCGACGTCAACACGTTATTTTCATCGAAAAATGGAAACATTAGCAGATTATCACGCTTATCACCGACAGTGATGTTGTATTTTCGTGTGGTGATCTCCGAAATTCCCCTTGACCGCAGATATTCAACCGCCTTGTCACGTGTGACTATCTTCACAGGTGGTAACGTGCGGTATTTCTTTTTTTGCTCATCATCAAATTCTAGCGGATAGTTGAAATCCCTAGCCAGCTGTACGAAATGACCTGTCATTCCGCAACTGCTTCGGAAGCACTTGAACGCCCCCGTGTCAAGATTTACAGAAAATGTATCTTTATCATGACCGCCCCCATTGCAGTACGGACAATATTTGAAATACAGTTCACGCCCCTTGCGGTGTGTCTCTGCATTCAGTGCCACAGCCAGACCGACCACATCATCATCACGCATTGTATATCCCATGTTTTTTTCACCTCACTTAAAAATCTGTCCTGCCTGGATTGTCCGTCCGTCTGCCATTTGTGTGCGCTGCGGGAGCAGCATATATTTGTTTTTCTTTGTTTATCTTTGTTATCTTTGTTTCATTGTTGTTAGTTGATTGTTGGTTGATTGTTAGCTGATTGTTAGTTGATTGTTGGTTTGCTTGTCGCTTGTCTTGATACAAATCATAGTTTACTATCGTAAATACGCTATATTTGTTAGTTGATTTGCGTGTTACCTCGTTTGTTGAAATCAGGTGATTAATTGCAGTCCTTACATTCTGAATTGATAACCCTGTTTCTTTGGCTAGTGTGCCATAGCTTGCGACCCTCTGCCCTCTGTGAATAGCTTCACCCTTGAAACGCTTTTCCTCATAATTGGCGGTCAAAATTAAATGTTCAAAAACGATGTGTGTCGCAGGGTCTTTGTACCATTCCCAATTCACTATTTTTCTATGTAAAACTATGAATCCATTTTCTAGCATTTAATCACCCAATTTCTGAAGATAGTCTCTCAAAGCGTAGTATAGTATCGCCTTTATCAGTGTGCCACTCTCTTGTTTTCGGCACGCTATGATCGTGATGTTATATCGTGCTTGCCATGAACAGAACGTCGCCAGCAGTGCCTTCGGTGGCATTTTGCTGCGGTAGTTGTGTAGCTGAATATTTTCCCACAGTCTATCATCTTCAACCAGCAAAAACACCTTTGCATGGTCTTCAACCGACCGCTTGAATTCACGGTCAAAACGCTTTCGCCCTTTCGTGAAATTACCCACGATTTCGTCCAAATTCGCCTTGCGTTCAATAACAACGCTCTGAGCAAGGCTTACAGGCTCGCTATTAGGTTTTACGGCTTCACATGTATAATCACCATAGTTTAACTTGTGTTGCGTATATGGCGTTTCTGTGGCTTTCAGAGCCTTTTCAATATGCCCCCACTTTTGTTCCCGGCTATCAACGATAACCGAGAACGTTTTAAGTGTGGCGTCAATGTCTATCGGGTGCATCAGAATGGCACTGTGTCATTGCCTGCATTGATTTCAACGAAATCTGACAGATTAGCGTTCGGGTCAAAACTGTCATTGCTGGCTGTTGACGGCTTGTTTTTCAGCTCTTCACGTTTCGGAATTGTGAAATTACCACTGCGGATATCGTTGACAGGTACGAAGCGCTTGCACTGTGTAAACCAGCCTGTATTGCCGTTCATTTCCCACTCCTTTTCGTTGAAAAGAGCGCCCACAAGCTTGCCTTTCAGGACGTTTTCATCCCAATCTCTTTCACAGTCGATATGTAGATTAGCATTTGAATTTTCAAACGCCTGTATCTGGGATTTGAAGTAGCCCAGCGACTTCTTGAACTTGGTCTCATCGCCTGTGTTATGCGGTATGCTCAGGCGCATTGAACCCTTCCACTTTTTGTTCTCCCACTCGTCAGGGGTTGCCTTATACAGCTTGTCAAAAAAGCCCTTGAATTCGCCCTCTGCGATGTCAAACTGGATTGCCAGCCTGCTTCCCCAGTCAGTGGGTTCAACCTTGACATTGAGAATTTTTACTACATATCCGCCTGGTTGGAGCTTTGGAAGCTCTGAAAAACTTGTTGCCTCTGCCTGCTTATATCCTGTAATTCCGATCATTTACTTTTCCTCGCTTTCTATATTGTTTGGAGTTAAATTCCAATACTCTCTGATTTTGGTGTCTACAAATTTCAAATCGTTTTCGATTTCATCATCGAACATGTCTTCAGGTGACTTCGCAGTAGAAATGCCTCTCGACTGCGTGATGAAATAGTGGTGGTTCTCATCGGCTGTGCAAAACAGCACGATTGAAAACAACCCTTCAACCGTCAACTGATTATCCAGCATCTTGCCGATAGTTTTTGCTTTGTATTTGCCGCCGTCGGTCAGTTCGACGTGGTGCAAGAAGTACACAATAACATCTGACGGCAGGTCATTTATAACAAATTCTATCAGCCGTTCAAAACTGACCGCCATATCAGTGAATTTTCCGTACCCTAGTTCTTTTGCCTTGTCGAAACTATCGAACGCCATGAGATACTGACTATCATCAATAGCAAATGCCTTTGACTTTGATTGAAACATAGCCGCCTTTATCACATCATAACGGCTCTTGCCCTTGTTTGCTTTGACAAGTTTTGCCACCGAAAGTGTCGCAAGACCATTGTTTTTGAACGGCAGTGGCTTGCCAGCGACATTGAAAATGCTTATCTCGCCTGGCTTGAAATTTTTGAGGGAACGGCTCTTGCCGCTGCCACTTTCTCCCTCGATTAGAACGGGTAGTCCCATGTTTTATTCCTCCTCTTTGATTTCTAATGGGCATTGGGCGCCCACAAACGTGTCTGGTAAAAATACGATTTCGTCGGTCAGATTGCACCGTCCTGACCGACGGCTGAAAAATCTGCAATACTTGCAGGCGGCGTATGTAACACCCTTGTTGTCAACAGGGAATGCGGTTTCAACTACCGCATAGCCCCTGACATATTTCTGAACGCCGTTTTCAAAACTTGCGCTCATAACAGGTTCAGATCCTCCTCGTCATACTCGACCCCTGCCAGCTCGGCAAGGTCATAGATTGAAATATCGTCATTTTGGTTGATTTCTTCAATCAGGATTTCACGAAAACAGTCCTTGCAATAGTCCTTGCCCTCGTAGCAGAAAACATTTTCGCTCGCAAGGTCCAATTCTCCCCTGCATTTGTCGCATTGGACTACTGTGTAGTTGCGGTCTCTTCCACAACATCTGCACCCGTCAGGACAGCCGACACAATCATTAGCTGTGTAACGCATTAAACCACCCTCCTCTTATAGCAGAAAAATGCGATATTTTTGTACATGAAATACGATTCAGTTCCGTTTTCCAACACCTCAGCACCGGCCTCTTTCGCTACGGCATGAATGTCAGGCGGAAATATCTGAACACCCAATATTATTCCGTCAGACGTCCACACGTCGCCTGTCATCATAGGGTAAACGCCATCGGTAACAGTGCCATACTTTTGCGTTTTCCTCATTTTCTGCTCCATTGACGCCATGTCAACCATAGCGTCAAGCCTTTCTCTTACTGTCATTTCGCCCTCTCCTCTCTAGTATCGCTGGCTCTGCCAGCTTAAAATCTTTGCAGGGGTAACGCCTGCCACTTTCTAGGCAGCTTTTTAAGTGCTTGCAGTCAAGGCAAGAGTAGTTAGTCACTTGGCTCACCGTCCGACCTTATCAATGATTTTAACTTTTGACAACTTATTCCCGCATTATATGCAGCTGTACATTGTTTGTCCATAGCAGAAAGCAATCCAGTAATGTCCAACAGCAACTTATTGAATTCCTTGTCAATTAGGCCAACTTTTGCGTGTGAGTCTGTCTGTTTATCAGAATATACAACAACTGGGATTAGCGAAAGTAAATAATTGTCATGTGATAGTTTTTTCCTCCTTGGCCAGCAATATATTGATGTACAGTCACGATAACGTGGCCAAGCATTAACCTCCGTAGGTTTTTCTGGACCCCAATTTAGTTCATGCTGTTCGCATTCTCGCATAAACGCGTCATAATCTGTCTGTGTCTTTAGGCGAACTTTAAACTTGCCAGATATAAATCCGTCCCAATCAAATGCTGGTTTGGTGGTATTGATTATGTACTCTGCAAAAAAGCGTCTACAACAGGTCCCGGAAAGGGGACAATTCCCACAGTCATTTTCTACACAGCATTCCGCCGCCTTTACGATTTCCTCGTCAGTGATTTTCTTATTCATTCTCAATTTCCTCCCACTCAAAGCGACCTTTGCCGCTGTTACGCCACTGACCGATGCCTCTCAGCCTGCCGTAGTCCAACCACTCTCTTACGGCTGTTTCCATATCGTCTTTCAGAATAACGATAGTAAACTCAACTGTCGCTCCTGCAGGAACTGTCTCAGAGTGTGCCAGTGCGACACGTTCGCCCTGCGGCGTGCTTGCTCTCAACGGTCTCTGACATTCACCCATACCGCCCTTGAATTCGTATGGGATTTTTCGTTCCTCGACGAAGATAAGTCCGTCAATCTCTTTCTTGTACGCCTTGATTTTTGAGCTTGCCGTGCCTGATACCTTTTTCAGAACACCGCAAGCGTCCTTGAAAAATCCTTTGATTTGATAGTCCCACAGAAATGGTGTGCCGTCTTCCAGTGTCGGGAATACCGTCATAGACTTTTCAACTACCTCAGCCACGCCAAGCGCGGCTATCTCTTCCTCACGGCTCTTTGCATCGGGTGCTTTCGATGCGATGTACTCATCGTGAATTGTGGTTGTTGCGTTTGCCGTTCCCAGAATCTCTTCGGTGAACGTCAACTTTACTTTGATTTTTTTCATGTTTTTGACCTCCGTTACGTTAAATTTATTTTTTCTTGCTTTTCGACGCCATACTGTGCCGAACTACGCCTTTGCTAATCACTGCTATGCCCTTGCGTCGCTATGCTTCTCAATGCCTTTGCTAATCAATGCCATTTCTTTGCATGGCACCGCCAATCTGCACCCTGCTATGCCTTTGCCTCTCGTTGCGTGTCAAAACTTCGCCTCGCCTTTGCTTGTCGGAACTTAGCTTTGCCGTTGCCTATCAAAACGGTGCTGTGCATACCTAGCCCTAGCTATGCAAAACGTTGCCAGCCTTTGTATGGCCATGCCGTTGCTTAACAACCCTGAACCGTACTTTTTAGAAATCATCTGAAGAAAAACGTTCCAGAAGCTTTTGATGATTGACATTATACAAATCAGTCAAGCTAAGCATTGCAGACGTATAACGTTCGCGTAATTCATTCATATCATCAGTAACGCACATACGATTTATAGACCCTTCGAGCATATCAACGGAATTCATAGTTTCCTTATGCTTTTGTGCCGTGTAAAATTTATTTTGCATAATTATCCCCCTTTCTTTTTAGACAGAAAATATTTTTTTTCGCAGTCCTTGCGATTCATTGCTTATCAAAACTTTGCCGTTGCTTTGCCAGTCTTTGCTAGACCAATCCATGCCTCTGCCTTTCGTTGCTTATCGACGCTAGGCCGTTGCTTTGCTGTTCAAATCAACACCTTCGCACTTCGCAGTCGTTCACAGGTTCGCTTTGCCATAGCCATAGCCAATGCTATTCATAGCAAATCCGTTGCCTTGCAATCTACGAATTGCCATCGCTGTTTTCGTCGTGATTTTCATCGTCATAACTGTGTTCATGTTCCCATTTGTGCTGGTCTATGATGCATGCTATGAACAGTATCACGGCATAGAAAACCGCCAGAACCACGATCGTTGCGCCTATTATGCAGGCTATAAACATACCCTCTGACACTTTACCACTTTCCTTTCGTCTGTATCTCGACCTTGACAACAGGTTTTGAAGCTTCCTTGATCGCCTGCTCCAGCTCCTCACGGATTGCGGTTTCGGCTGTCTCCTTGATGTTTCGATATAGTCCGTAGACCGCCAGTGCGAATAGCGCCACACATAACGCTATTGCAGCCACGAATCTGACAATCTCCAGTGTTGCTATCATGCTGGTCATTTTCTTATACTCCTTTCCTTGCAATACTCCGCAAAGATTTCTTCGGGGTTCGCCCCGATTATCCTGCAGTATGTTACTATTTGTTCGGCATTCATGGTGCCGAACTGCCGTTCCCACCTGCTCACGGCTGTCTGTGCCATGTTCAGCCGTTTTGCGATTTTTGCCTGCGTAATATCGTTGTCGGCTCTGATAGACCTCAGCCTTTTGGATATCACGTCATTGGCGGTCATTTTCTTTGCAGGCATTGTTTTCACCTCCCATTATTCTGCATGAACATCACGGGTAAGATAGTCCAGCGTAACGTTCAGCCATTTGGCTATCTGCAAAAGTACCGACGCTGGCATATCGTTTTTATCCTGCCATTTGGACCATGTTCTGCGGTCTATTTCGATAGTCTTCGCAAGGTCCTGCTGGGTGAGATGTCTGCGTCTCAGTTCACCATTGATGTTGTCAAATATCGTTGTCTTTTCAGCCATTTGTTACACCTGTCTCTTATACACATCTCCGAGCCCACGAGACCTCTCTACATCTCG